AATAGTAGCAGCCGTAGAAATTCCATCTGCATCTAGTGCATCGACAGCTCCAAAAAATTTCGATTTTACATTCGATACGTTTGCCATAATTTAATTCTCCTTAGTCGTGAGCTCCCGAAGGAGCTCACATTATTTATTTATTACGCGTCAGCAAAAGGTGTTGCCACAGAAGCTGTTCCTATTAAACTACCTCTAACATAATAAGCCGCGCTCGCTATTGCAGTAAATTCTACCCAACTACCAACTTTTCCACCTTTGGTACCACCGTTTTGAGTAAAAACATCATTATCTGTTGCAGCAGCGAAGCATTCTCCAGTCGCTGCACTATCAACACCATTAAAGATAGCACCGTAAAACTTATCGGTTCCATCTGTTTTGATATCCATGTCTGTTGCTAAAGTTTCTACCCAAAATAGATAAGTACATCCAAGATTACTTGCGACGTTGTAATCGTTTGCTCCAGCTGCGGCTGCTGAACTTCCCGACGTAATTGACGGTAAAGTAAATTTACCTGATGCAGCATTGCAAGTTATAATTCTACCTGCATGAGCTGCAACTGTTAAAGTTGCAGTTGCTGTTAAGCTAATGACTGCTTTAGGTCCGAAACTAATAAAACCATTTAATGATCTTACTGGTCCCGAAAACGTTGTATTTGCCATAATTATAATCCTCCTAGTTTGTAAGATCTAGTCTCTAGGCCGTCGACTATACGCGTCTAGATCTAATTAATAATTGTATAGTAATTAATCTATAACGCAGATTTGCGTTCAGTGCAAGGTATCCCTACAGAAATGTATGATTTTTGATAGCGCTTAAGTGGCTATCGAAACTTCGGGCTTGGCGTCTTTAATTTGTTCAAGACGAGTAGCGTCTTCAAACTCTCGAGCAATAATCTCTTTAACAACTTCCTGAATTTTTTTATCAATATAAGACATGTTGATATTATACTTGCCTTCCTTCAGGTGTTCCTGTTGCCACTCTAACTCCAAGGACTTCTTCGTAATGTATAGGTCTTGGGTCATTGCTAACCTCCTCATAGGTTATCCATTTACCTTGTTTAGAAGTAAATCCATCTTTCTCCAGTTTTACCTCATTTTTTCCTAGTTTGTCAAGGATTGAATTTTCTATATCTATAGCTGTATCCTTACAACTGACCTTAAAGTCAGCATAATAGCCATAAGCATGAATCTGTACTCGGAAGTTTTTCATAGTGAATTTCTATCTTTATAGTCAAAATGAGGCGACTTTGTGGCCGCCTCATTTCTAATTTATTGATTAAGCACCTTCAACGCCAAAGACACCTCTAGGGTCGGATACTCCAAATGAGTATCTTTCTCTAGCTTTGTATCTAACGTTTCCAGTTGAGAAATCACCTTCCATTTTAGTTTGGATAGGTAATCTATCAAAATGTTTCATTCCGTTAGGAACATCCGTAATGATGTACCAAGAATCAGTATCTGTTAGATAGTGATTGATTCTGTAACCTTGAGGAATCATCCCCATGTTTTTCAGAGCGTTGATATCATTATCAGCTGTTCCAACTCTACCTTGAGATTTTAATAATCTCTCAGCATTAAATTGATTAGCAGGTGGAATAATTAGTTTCATTCCTCTAGCTGCAATTTTTAAGCCACGTTCATCAGTCATTGCTGCAATGTCAATCATTGCTTGCTCTAACGATGTTTCGTTTATATCGGCTTGAGTTGATAATGTGTTTTGAAACGTAGGCCCAATACATGGATGTGATGTGTTAAACAAAGAAACAGCGTCCCCTGAATCATAGTTGTCTGTAGTAGGCAACCCTTGATTAAAAGGTACAACTGCTTTGAGTTGTTTAGCATTCGACATGGATCTTGCCAGTGCTTTTGTATAACGAGACGCGAGTCTGTCATACAAGTTATCTTCCATTGCTTCTTCAGTTAAAGCAAATGCAAGAGCTACTGTTTCATTAGTATATCTTGCAGTGAATGTTTCCTGAGCATTGTCGTAAGCAACTGCTGAACCTTCCGGTTTAACATATGCATTAGCAAAGCCAGATAACATAACTTCTTCTTCAAAAGCTCTGTCAGATGACTCAGTTACATAAATTTCTTTATGTTCCTGGTCGTATCGTTTGTACTCCAAGCCGAATAGTGCATTCAAACCTGGTTCTAGTTCTTTAACTAGTTGTTGTCGTGATATTGCCATGTTTTATATACTCCTATTAATCAGCTGCGCCAGCCGAACCGGGACCAAATAAATGTTCACACACAGTAACACGCCAATTTACATTGGCTGCTGTTATGTCTGAGTTTTTTGGGTCTCGAGAAAGGCCGACTATTTTAAATTGTTCAGGACCTACGGCGATGTCTGAATCGTCGAGTTCCATTGAACTAACCCCGTTTAAAGTACTACCAGTAGTTCCCACTAAATCTGCACATTGAAAAATGTCAGTTACAGCAGACGCGCCGTCGTTGTCCGATTGTATTTCGTACTCCTGCATAGGACTGTCGTAAACAAATGCTTCGACAGCACCACTGCTAGGCGGCGTGACTGAACCTGGATAGTAATTTTTGAACGTAGGTTTTAAGGTTGTTGGATCAACATAGAATGTTCCCCAGAAAGCTCCTAAATTAAGAACTAACGCTGCGGTTTGTAAATCTACATAACCAGTACCTGTAGCAGGCGAACCTACTAAGGAACCTTGAAATATAACAGATGCATCGCCAGGTGAGATCTTATGAGAACTCATTCCAGTAGAATCATCTTGCTGTCCGAACGTCTTTAACGGTCTAAGACCGAAAGCGGCGTCTTGATTAGCCATTATTTTCCTCCGTTGTAGGACTTCCAGTGACGGTTAATTTAAATTCGTTGATTAGTATTTGTTAAAAAACTCTTACTTACCACCGAAAGATTTGCTAGAGCGTCTATCATAACTGATAGGCATGCTCGGGTGCTGTTCCTTCAGTAAATCGTGTTTTGAGAGCATCATCGCGTTCTTTAGCTTTGTCGCTATAGAACTTTTGACGTGCTTCGGCGATTTCGTTCGGTATTCTGGCCAGCAACAGACCTCCTACTCCGATCACTCCCTTGTGTTTGCCGTTTTGGACGACTGGATAATCTGTGTTTTTGTACTCTGACGCCATAACTAAAACATATCCTGATCTTAATTTACCAGCAATATTTTTAGTGTCATCAAAGCCCAAACTTTCAGCTCTTATCCATCTATGTCGAAATCCATCCGGCGCAGGTGGTGCATCTAAAGATGAGGGTGGTGTCCATTCAACAGGTCGCTTTGTAGCTTCCCTTGTTTCGGACGCGCGAGGGTCTTTTTTAACCTCTTCTGTAACTTTTTTAGTTTCAGTTTTAGTTTTTTTCATATGCATTTACTCCTCTATTACGTTTAATTGTTTAGCATATTCTTCTAGTGGCACATTCAGTTTTTTAGCAATTGCTACTTGTGATGATGTGAGTTTCACAGTTGTGCGACCAGTACCTCTTTTAACGTTTCGCGTAGCTGATGCTACAGTTTGTGTAGGTTTAGTCGTTTGTTCAGTTACATTACCAAATTTATTGGGGAATTCAAGCTTTATTCTTCTATCTAATTCTCCATAATAATCTTCCGATTGCGGGTCGTAACCTTCCTCTTCCACCAATTTTCTGTGCATATCAAACGCTGTGTAAGTCATGGCATTATTACTGCCAAACCACTGGTTTTTCTGTGCCCATTCAGTTGCTCTCGCATCTGGTTTAGGTGTTGGAGACTGTTCTTGTCGAATATTAGTTTGTTGATTAAATTCACTCTTCTCTTCTTTTTTAGGTTTTTTGGCTTCTTGATTAATCTTCATTTCAGCCAATCTTGCTTCTTCATAACCCAGTTTAGCAATTTCTTTTTGTGCATCCACTTCGTCGGATATGTTTCCAGCTTCTCTAGCAGCAGTTAATTTTCCTTTAGCTGCTTCAAGACCTGAAGTGATCCGACTCTCCATTTCAGATACATATCCGGTATCTAATTTAGACAATCGTTCTTTTAAAGTTTTTTGCTCTCCAAGAACTGTACGAGCATAACGTGTTGCTTCATCTCTTTGACGTTCAGATTCACGCATACGTTTAGTAAGTTTAGCGATTCTTTTTTTAACGCCTTCCCCATACTCATCAATTTCTTTTGCTTCTTCTTTAGGTGCTTCTTGAATAAGTTCTTTAGTTTCTGTTTCTTTTTTAGGTGCTTCTTCTTTTATTTCTACTTCACCTTCCGGTTTAACTTCAGGAACCGCTACGTCTTGTGCTCCTTCTTTAACCGTTTCTTCCGGTAAAGTAACTTCCACAATCCTTTCT